GTGTCTGCCACTTGACCACCAATATCATTGACCTCAACCAGTATCTCTGCATGATTATAATTCTTTGCAACTTCATTGATGATATTAGGAAACACTAATGGTTTAATTTCATTGTTCTTATATTTGGCAACAATGCGATAAGGCATGGCGGTTATATCGAATATAACGAAGGCTGAGTAGTCATTTAGGTCTCCTCGTGCTACATCTACAGTCATCATGTAATGATGGTCTTTTTTGACTTCTTCGTAGATATCTAAACCTGCCCTTGACTGTATTGGTGTGTTGTGTGATAGTGTTCTTAATTTGGAGGCATTAATCAATGTATCGACAGAACCTAGAAACTCACATTCGAACTCTGTTCTAAATTGTGCTTCACTTGTATTCTTAATTGTTTCTTCTTTCCATTTTTCATCTCTACCTGGTATCTCTGACCAGTGAACTTCGATATTTTTAAAACTGTTATTACCATTCACTGAATCATTCCATAACTTATAATACATGTTCATACCATGTGGTGTAGAAACAATCATTACTTTAGAAGATTGACCAGAAGAAATTGTAGGATAAACAGAACTAAAAAATTGTTCTGCAATATTATTTGGCACGAACGCAAACTCATCTAAGAAAATAACATTAAAAGATCCACCACGAATAGCACTTGATGATGTTGATGCGGCAATGATGCGACTATTGTTTTCTAATTCTAAAGAACCTTTGTTCCAGTTTAACACACCTTGTTGCATCCACTTTGGTAAGTTTTCATATGCAAGTTGTAATCGACCTAGTATATCTCTAGCAGTAGAACTTTTGTTTGCAAGTATTGCCACGTTCACATTATCATTAAACATAACATAATGCATTAAGTAAGAAACGATTGTTGTTGATTTACCTGACTGTCGAGGTAATTTACAAATAGTAAATCTTTCTTGGTGAAATGTATCAACCATTTCTTTTTGAAAGTTATACATATCGAATGGCACAAGACCTTTATCTAGTGTCACAATCTTAATATAGTTTTCAATAAAATATACAGGATCACCCATACATTTCTTTATTTCTTCAATCTGTTTTTTAGTAAATTCAGTTGTTGTATTTGCCTTTTTAAGATTGGGATTACCGAGATATATTTCGTTATTGCTCATTATCTTTTAAAGGTTTTCCTTTTAAAATTTTATTCAGTTCAGTTGTTGAACCTACGAACAAAGCGTTGGTGACATTCTTTGGTGCTTTGTCTGGAACATCTTTGAGTTTTTTCATTTGTTGTTGTAGTTGTAATAACTTCTCAGTCACCTCACCTACATTTTTTATAAGTTGTCCAGCTACTTCGTATGCTCTCGGGTGTTCGCCTTCTTTGGCTAAATCTAATATACCATCAATGGCATCTTGTCCTCGTTCTACTAGATTATAAAGATTTTCTCTACTGTATTTGTAATCACTATCAACGTCTTCATGTTCTTTTGGTCTTGGAACTTTTGGTGTGACGTTTTTTACCTTTGTCGGTAAGTCAGCAATTTCTAATACTTCGTTAAGTTTATCATCAGTAGTTGACATAATCTATCCATTACTTATCAGTGCCAGATGCAGGATCAAAAGTTTTTGCATCTTCAAAGAAAGAAGTTGTTTCATTAAAACCAAAGTTATCATCACCGTCTGCATCAATTGGATCTGGTGTGACAACTACACGTTGTTCTCTCTTTGGTGCGTTAACTGGCATATCACTATATTGATCAACTTGAACTTGTTTAATAACTTTTTGACTTGTGACAGGACCATAAAGATAATTCTTTGCTGTAAAAGACAAAGTGTACATAATAACTCGTCTTGTTGTAAAGTCACCATCATAAGAATCTTCATAAGAAACATCATTTAATATAATTGGCACATCTCTTACAATCTCCATTGAAGGAATTGAATTTAAAGTCACTGTGTAATCTGGTTGAAAGTATGGTAGTATTTGTTCTACAATCTGTAAGGCATCATCTGAATTTTTTGCCATACAATATAAAGTAAAACCAATATTATATGGAACAGGCATAAACTGAGATGTCATCGACTTATCATCTGCACCTTTTACTTTCTTAAATTTTTGAACACGATTTAATTTTCTTGTGGCATCGTATGACAAACTTGTCATTTCAAAACCAAGTCTTGGTAGTGTGATTGCAGTTTTTTGAGGATCGTTTGGTGCCCTCGTAGTATCTTGGTCTAATCTTGTTAGAAACTTTTGTTTTGGACCATACGCTAATGGTACTTTCATTCTCTGAATCACTTTACCAGTATTGTCTTTACGGACAACGTATAAGTTGTTAAACAACGAACCAAAGGCTACAACTGTTTTTCGAACAACTTCATGGTAAAAACTATCTGTTAACATGTTTACTCCTAAAAATAATTTATATTTATTATTACCCTTCTTTTCTTATCAGTACAATGACTGCTCGAGTGTTCTATACTTGGATCAAATAATGCAGCTCTATTTTCTTCAGGTTTTACTGTACCATCTTTAAAATGAGTTAATCCATTATTTTCATTTAAGTATAATAAACAACCCTTATGTGAAAACTCATAATCACAATGAGGTTTATTTACTATAGTTTTTTCACTTCGTAAGTATGAACTTGCTCTTACTCTCAAAATACTATTACATTCTAATACGTTTAATATACCTTTTACTAAACCAAAGTAATGACTATTACTCTCATAGTTGTCATAAAAATTGTGTGTATAATAAAACTTATCTTCATCACTTTCGTCGGTTATATGATCTTTAAAGAACCAAGGAAATTCATCACCAAACAAAATATTTTTTATTTCGTTAAAATAATCTTGGTCTAATAAATTATCTACCACTCTGTGCATAATATAATCTCCTAATATTATTTATAAGGATCCCCAAATGGGTTTTTCTCTGTAAAATCAAAGATGTCATCAGTTGCTTCAAACTCAGTGTCTAGTCCAGATTCTTGTGCAAACTCTTTATTTTGAGATGCACTATCTTTTGAATCAAAGGCAAAGTCTTCAAGTAATAGATATTTGTAATCACCAAGATCATCTTCAAGTAAGATATCATCACCTGCATCAACACTTGTTCCGTCAGCAGAATCTAAAACTAAAGCATCACCACTATCTGTAGATAATGAATCAGTGCCATCTAATTGTAATTGTCCAAGTGATGGTGTTTCCATTAACAATGAACCAGTTGTGCCAACACCAGTTTCTAATGTTATTTGATGCACTAACTGATCAGTTGATAAATTAGTTTCAATAACATCGATATCAGTAATACCTGTATCAAGTCTTTCATTTGAATATGAGAACGTTGTGCATTTTAATTTAAATAATGGAATATCTGCGATCTGATAATAAGGATCTTCATCTTCAACAAACTGTATCTCAAACATTTTTTTGAATACAGGCATGTAAATAACATCACCCTCTTTTGGTCTGTCTTGTGCTAGTGTATTTGACTTTTGGTCAACTAATATATCAAATCGTCTTTTAGAAACTACAAGTGTTATATCATCTCTAACATCTAAACCAAATTTACTAATAATATCACCTTCACCTTCGAAACCAGAAACATTCTCTACATACATTTCAATCGAATATGATTCTTCAAACTTAGACAATGCATCTTCGCCTAAAATAGTATCTCTTGCTACGATTGTTCTTGGAAGATATGTGACTTCTTGTCCGAACACTTTAAGTTGTTCGATCATTAAGTCTTCATATAGAAATCTTTCTGATCTAGTGCCGTGACTGAAATATAAATTTCTTGTAGGCATGTTTTTATCCTATCATATAGTTGACAGGTGTTTCGTATTGTAATTGAATGTTTTCTTCTATCTTATTAATTTCTTCTTGTGCTTGTGAGTAGATAACTTCACCATTTAAAGTTGTTCCACCTAACATTTGAACTTGATTAAATTTAATTAAGTTAGCACCCCATTGTCTTTTGAATAACTGTGTGACATATTTTTTTATCATAATATCATTGAAAATATCTGTGTAAACAGTTGGATCTAATTTACGATAACATTTAATTAAAATAAATTCACCAGCAGTCACATCATTTGTCCAATCCATATCAATGTATAAACGATTTTGGTGTTGATTAAAACGAATTTGTTTTTCACCAACAAGAATATGATCTAAGAAATCTAAATGCCTCATTGTCATCTCATAGTGAACAACACTAGTTGATGAAAAGTCATAAAGATCATTTAAACGTAATTGATATCTTACGTCAAAAAGATTTAGATTTGCTTTATCAGTAAATGGGAAAACTTCTAAAATAGAAACAACACTATCAGGCACTGGTATGTAGTTTGTGCCTTCTTGCCAAGTTGCTGAAACGGTACTGTCTGCGGTGTCTGTGACAACGGTTGATGAATTTGCTTTTGCTCGTGTTATATCTGCGGCAGTAATCTGATACTTCAGATACATTCTTTCGATACCATCATAGTGATATTGTGCGAAAAACTGTAATGCCTCGTCAATACGATCTTCTAATTGATCATCTTCGACATTAATCTCAATAACAGGTTTGCCCAATGCTCTTAGGGCATACTGTTTAAGTGTTTCTCTCGTTGATGGATTTGCCATTATAATAGTCCTTTAAGACTATTTATATGATTAAGAATTACTTCTTTAGATTATTTACTTGATCTTGTAAGTCTTTTACACATTCGATCAATAAGGCACATAATCTGTCATATTTTACAGCCTTAATACCGTCTGGTCTAGTTCCTACAATCTCAGGTAATACTGATTCTACATCTTGTGC